CTAAGAACCTTGCCTCCTGGTATCTTAGAAAGAATATTTCCTGTGTCTAAACTAAAGTTTTTAGTGTAATCTGCCATTATACCCTCAAATAACTGATACTAGGTTGTAGTTTAAGCGATACCGCTTCTTCATCTTCTTGCGCCGCTCGTAAGAACTCTTCTTCATATAGAGCTTTTAAAATCTGTACACGATCTGGAGCTTTCTTAACAGAAAGATAGTATGCTAATCCAGCAATCATACAGGGATAAAATCTATAAGGTAGGTCAGTAGTATTTACCAATGCGTCAGCGTCTTCAATGCGTTTAACAAAATAATACCTAAGTTCATCTGTACTGTTTTCTGGTGTAGGCCAAACACTAACTGTTGGAGTAATTGATCTTGCAAAATAGTATTGAGTAGGCCGACCAGTAGTAGATTTGTTTGGAATATTTAAATATTCACCCCTAGAAATAGAGTTAATAGTTATGTCTGAGTTATCTCTTCTAATAACAACATCAAGTAAATCCCCTACGGACTGAGCATCCTCTAGTGATGGAGAAGAAGTAACTGTAGTGGTTGCAGCACTTGTTCCGCCAGTAATAGTTTCATTAGCGGCAAAAGTAGCCGTTGGCACAGATATGGTTACAGTTGTACTAGATGGTTTTGTTAGAATAGATGCCGTAGCTCCGCTTGTTCCGCCAGTAATGGTTTCCCCTACAGTAAAGCTGGTAGATGCACCTATTGTCATTGTTATTGTACCAAGAGGATATTCAATTACTCCAGACGCAACTGTTTGAGAAGCAAACTTTATTGTCCATAAGTTAAGGCCCCGGTTAGCCCATTCAGCAAACAAGATATTTAAAGATCTTCTAGCTGTCTTGGCTTCGTATCCAGTTCGTATTTCTATGCCACAACGCTCATAAGCCTCTTCTATAATATCAGAGACGTCTAATTGAAAATCTGTTGAACCTGAAGTTGCCATCAGACTTTACCTTTCTTTGTCTTAGTTTTTCTAGGCTTCCCCTTGTCGGTTCTAACTTTTCTTTCTACCACGGTTTTTTCTATTGGTTTTTCTTTTTGAAAGATACTCAATAGTCTTTTTAGAAACTCTTTCATTTTTCTTCCTTCGCGACGGTGATTTTGTAATTTGTTTCGCCATTTGAGACCGAGCCATAGTCATTGGATATTTTCCTTCTAATAAAATCTTCCCACAAAGGTGTGATCATTCGATGGTTCTCAGACACTTTAAAAGAAGTTAATTCGCTTGTTTTATCAAGCGAAATCAGGGTGAAGCACATCCAAGACATTACACCTGTAATAAAAACAACAATGACACTAGAAAATATTTGTTTTAACATTAACGACATTTCCACCGCTTTCTAGCTTGCCTTAAACGGCTGTTTGGATCTTTAGCCGCTTTTGGAAACTTTTTCATTTGACCAGCAGATCGAGCACAATATGACTTACGTCTTTTTGCATCTTTACTGCCTGCCTTCACCTTACCAGTAACAGCCGTCTTTAACTTACTGCCAGGGTTCTTTCTTCTATAAGACTTAACACCCGCTTTAGTCATTCCCGCACCACTTTTTGTGGGACGAAAGTTCTTTTTATTACGAGCAGGCATTTCTCCTTTAGAAGCCATCTTAAATCCTATGCGTGGTAAAACATCATCAAATCAACTGTGCCAACGATAAAAGTAACAAAACAACCGTCTTTAAATAAAACACCATCAGAAGGAACAAAAGGATCTTCTGATGAACTATCTGTTCCTATCGTTCTAGCCTGTATAAGTTCTGTGCCAGTTCCACCTTCATTCCTGATGTTTAGAGTTCCTGCTGTACCTCCAGAAGTAACTGAAAAACCTTGAAGCCTACATCTATCTGCAAAAATAACACCTAAAGCATTGTTGTTAATACCTGCTGATACATTTCCTGCTGGGTTGCCAACTGCTGTTATACTTGCAATTGTTTTAAAGTACCCAGAACTTGTTGCTGTTCCAGCATTTGCTCCAGTTAAGTTCTCTGTAAGAGCAGAACCATTTACATCCGTACCAACTATATTAAATGATTTTGAAGAATCATTTCCTGCTGATAAAATTGTTACCTGTCTTCCAGAAGCATTTGTGACACTTCCGCCATCAGCTAAAGCACCGCCAATTACTAGAGCCGCGTTGTTACCAACGGAAGCCGCTACTGATATTCCGTCTGCGTCTAAAGCTACTTCATCGCTAATAATGACTGGGGTTACGTCTGATACCATTTCAATCTCCTATAAGAAAGGCGGGGCGTTAACCCCGCCAAATTAAACATTAGGCTGCGAAAAGAAACGTACCAGTAGTACCCGCGCCAAGATGCTGAAGGTTGTACGAGACATTCCATTTTCCTACTGTTGTGCAAGTAAAGTAGATGTAAGAACCAATGCTCATTAAATTTGTTGTCGCGTTTGCAGGAGTGAACTTTAACAAAGTTTCTCCAACAGTAGACGCATCAAACGTAACCGCGCTACTTCCACGGCTCTCCATAATGCTGCCCGTTTCATAAACATCACTGCCCGCGCAATCAAAACTTAAGAAAGCAGTGCCGCCAGTAGTGTCTACCGATTGAGCGTGTATACACACAACACCTACTGTGGCAGCAGGAAGAGTAGTAATCTGTTGTGCTCCGCCAGTAAATGGGTTGGTGTTAATTCCAGCAACATAAGAAACGGTAGCTCCTGTAGCTTTGGCAGTTACAGTTAAACCTTTTAAGGTGGGCATTCCGCCAGAAAAGACAGATCCAGCAACCGTAAGATCACCGCCGATTGTAGCATTTGTTCCGTATGTTGAATTAGTTGTTTCTACCCCAGTTGATGCAGCAACGGTGATGTCTTCAAAACCATTCTGCGAACGGACTGGTCCGTTAAATGTTGTATTAGCCATGTTATCTCCTTGTCGTGGCAAATGTCAGACGCAGAATGCGGCTGTCAAGGTAGTTTTATGTTACACCACTTTTTTATAAAAAGAAAGAGGGTAACTTATACAATCACTCGCTTGGTTTTTCTTTAAGAACCAATCCGAATATAGCGCAGATAATACCTGCCCAAGTTAGTATTGGCATGGTTAATAAAATACCTAAGCCAACACCCACAACAGCCGCAGCTCCATAGCTTGAAGGCTCTTTTAATCTTCCTTTAATCCAATCCATTACGCTTTCCTTTTCTTTTTTGACTTATACTTAGCGGCATAAACCGCCCTGCCTTGGCGTTCTGCCTCGGCCTTTGTTTCGTAAATCTTCCCAGACTTACCCCACTTGTAACCGCCCTTGACTTTCGTTACAGGCATTTAACCTCCAAGTAGCTCATTCATCATGTTGTGGACGTCATTACCGCCAACCTTCATAACCTTGACTTTAACACCGTCGCCATGATCTTCTTCTTCCTCGTACTCCATTTCCTCTTCACCCATGCCGTACTCGCCTTGGTGACAAAGCAATAGGAAATTAATAAGCTGTTCGTCACTCATATCTAAGCCGTCAGCGTCATGGGCAAAACCCATCTTCTCCTCGAAAAGACCTGCATTCTCTTCCATATTTTCTACATTTACTTCAGCCATTTTATTCTCCTTCATTCATTTCATAATCACCACGGGGGCTATCCACTTGGCTTTGGTCTGGGAATCCAGTGCCGCCTTGCAAGATTAATTCAAGTTCCTCTGGATTTATACTTCTCAATATTTCAGTAAAGGCTTCTCTTTCTGGTCCACTTAAAGTGTCGCCATCTCTTATTAATTCAAATCTTTGCCCTAGCTCTTGAGAAACAGAACCCTGCGTTTTTATATATGCAGCCAATAAAGCCGCATCTGAAGCACTTTGCTTAAATTCTAATGGAACGTCTTTTAGGTTACCTTCCGTCGTGTTAACAAACGCATTAAAGTCACCTGACCCGTCATTAGGTGCAATGGCTGGTGTTTCATTTTCTGTTATGAGCTTATTTATTTGATCCATAACTGTATCTTGTGCCATGATTATCTCTCCTTACTACCACCAAGTGGTATGTTAAACTGAATCCCTACTTGATCAGGGTTTACATAAAATTGACCGTTGTCACCTAATGTATAGGTTAGGCTTTTATCCCCAATATTAATTCCCAGCTTACCTAAGTCAACACCGCCAGACCACTTTGTAAAACTGCCGCCATCTTCGGTCACTAATGTGTTGCCTGGTGTCTGTAGCTTATTAAGTATTTTATCTTGACCACCACTAATTTTAGCCCAGAGTTTATTTGTTCCGCTGTCGTCAAGATAAAAATTACCACCAATAACTGCGCCAATAGCTTGTTTGCTTTCATCAAGAATAAGACCGTCACCAGTTTGTCTTTGATTAGAGCTTGATTCAAAAGTTGCACTGGGATTAATTCTTAAATTATCTCCTATGGGTATTGAGGTATTTAACCTAACACCAAAATTTTCTTGAGATCCTTTTTTGTCATACCCAATACCGCCATGAATACCGCCTAAATCTGACAAGACATCTTGAGGTAAATTAACATTAAATTCACTTTTATTTAACAAATCATCTATTTGCTCTGTTTGATCTGCCATTATGATGCCTCTTCCTCTGTTTCTTCCTCTTCCTCTGCTTCTTCTTCTATTAAAGTTTTCTTTGCATAGCCCAAGTATTTTAATATCTCAGGTGGAACTGGCTCGTCGTTGTCAGAAAACCTTAGTAAACCATCCTCATCTTCATAGGCGTTAAATTCATATTTGGGAACTGTAGATGTTATGCCGCTCCACATGCCACCGTATGGTGACGCCTCTAAACTCGTGTTGTAGTTATATTCTACTCTATCAAATGAAGAAGGCAACGTATCGGTTGTTGTTGTTCCAGAATCACTATCGCCACCATCGCCAGGGCCACCAAGATATTCATTTGGGTCAAAATCAGGTTCTGGGTCTGGCTCACCATCCTCAACAGTATACGTTCCATCAGGATTTTCTGTGTAAATATTTGTGTCAGTAATATCAATCGCGTAAGGATTGTCATAAGGGTCTATTGAAATGCCAACGTCTTCTTCACCAGCGGAAGTGCCAACACCATCATCACTACCCATACCAAAATCAAAACCAAGATCAGGTGTACCAGCGGATACACTTCCATCAAGATCAACACCACCACCGCCAAATTCACCTAAGTAATCACCGCCTGAATCAAAATCAACGCCACCTGACCCTATGTTACCTGTACCCTCGTCAGATACACCATCAATACTACCTGCACCAAAATCATAACCGAAATCAGGTGT